ATAAAAGAAATTGTAGAAGAAGCTCCTCAAGAAGTTGAAGCGAAGGAGGAAAAAGTTGAAGAAGTTACAGAGAAAAAAGTTGAAACTTCGGAAGATGCTGATCCTTACAAAACTGATGACTTAGGAGACTACAGTAAAAATGTTAAAAAACGAATTAACAATCTTGTTGGTCGTATGCGAGAAATGGAACGACTTTACAAAGATGTTCAAGACGAAAATGAAGAATTAAAAGAAAGATATACTAATGTTGGAAAAGGTTATGTATCTGAGTATGAAGGTAGAGTAACAAATGCTGCAGAAGCAGCTAAGGCTAAACTTAAAAAAGCAATAGAAGATAACGATACAGAAGGCCAGGTTTCTGCACAAGAACAGTTAGCTCAGGCTAAAGCAGATGCCACAAGATTATCTTCTATGAAACAAGCTCAAAAAAATGATGAAGCAAATTATGCCTCTCAACCTGTTCAACAACAAGCACCCCAACAAGATTATGCTGAACAACCAGCTTATGATCCTCGTGCAGAGGAATGGGCAGCAAGAAATGATTGGTTTGGTGCTGATCGAATGATGACAGGAGCAGCTATGGAGTTACATAATCAACTTGTTAATGAAGAAGGATTTGACCCAACATCAAATGAGTACTATAAAGAAGTAGATTCTCGTATGAGAAAAGAGTTTCCTCATAAATTTAGTCATGCTAATACTATTGAGGAGAAGAAAACCGAAACGAAACAGCCCGTTCAGACTGTAGCGTCGGCCGTACGAAAAACAAAATCTGGACGCCGAGTAGTGAAGCTCACACCTTCACAAATAGCAATAGCGAAAAGACTCAATGTGCCATTGGAAGAATACGCAAAACACGTGAAGGAGGCGTAATATGACTGAAAAATTAAAGAAATCCACACGCAAAATTGAAACCCGTGAAAAGAAAGCTCGTAAGAGAGGATGGGTTCCTCCTTCTAGCTTAGAAGCACCAGAACCACCCGAAGGTTTTCACCATCGGTGGGTTAGGTCTGAATTTCGTGGCGAACAAGATGAAAAAAACATTATGGCTCGTTTACGATCTGGATACGAATTTGTAAGAAAAGATGAGTATCCTGACAGAATGGATCTTCCGTCTATTAATGATGGAAAATACAAAGGTGTTATCGGAGTAGGAGGATTATTATTGATGCGCTGTCCTATAGAAGTTAAGGAAGATAGGGATGCTTATTTTCAAGAACTTACTAAAGGAAAACAAGATTCCATTGATAATGATCTCATGAAGGACGAGCACCCTTCTATGCCAATCTCGAAAGAGAAACGCAGTAGGGTTGAATTTGGTGGAAACAAAAAGTCTTAAATAAGTAAGGCCCATGTCTTCTACCAGAGTCTAAAGGAGACATATTATGGCAAATATAGATGCTGCTTTCGGATTACGACCTTTCGTAAGAGAAGGCTCTTCATATAATACCCAAGGTATGAATGCTTATGCTATTCAAACTGCTAGTATAACTGGCGTTGCTAACGCAATTTACACAGGACAAGGGGTAATACCTCTAGCTACTGGAGTAATCAGTTATGCAGGTGCAGCAGCAGGTGGCACAGTACCATATCTCGGTGTTTTTATGGGCTGTAAATATACAGCACTAGACGGCACGCCAACATGGTCAGCTTATTATCCAGGCACGGCTTCTTGTAAAGCAAATACAGAAGTTACTGGTTATGTAATAGATGATCCAAATCAACTATTCTTAGTGAATTGTGATGCGGCGGCAGCCGACGGACTAGTTTTTGCTAATGCAAACTGGGCTACAAGTATAACTGGAAGTACAACTACTGGTTATGGTTATGGCGAGTTAGCAGTAAGTACAGCAAACACTACAGCCTCCCTTAACTTGAGAATTCTCGGTTTCGAAGATTCTCCTAGCAATGATGACGCAACCGTTGCTGGTCGATTAGCGATAGTTAAACTTAACGTACATTTCTTTAACACAGCGACAGGAATAAACTAATAGGAGACTAGAATGGCTATAAGTAGAGCACAACTAGCTAAAGAGCTAGAACCTGGTTTAAACGCCCTGTTTGGACTAGAGTACGCACGTTATGAAAACGAGGCCGCAGAAATCTTCGACAATGAATCTAGTGATAGAGCATTCGAAGAAGAGGTTATGTTGGTTGGCTTTGGCGAAGCTTCTGTAAAAGCGGAAGGTGCAGCAGTTGGTTTTGATACCGCTTCTGAATCTTTTACTGCTAGATACGTGCATGAAACAATTGCACTAGCATTCGCTTTAACTGAAGAAGCAGTCGAAGATAATTTATATGATACTTTATCTGCTCGTTATACAAAATCATTGGCTCGTTCAATGGCGTATACAAAACAAGTTAAAGGTGCTGATATATTAAATACAGCATTTGCAACAACTGGTGGAGATGGTGTTACTTTATGTAATACTGCACACCCAACAGCATTAGGCGGAACTTTCTCAAACAGAAGTTCAACTGATGCTGATATTAACGAAACCTCATTAGAGCAAGCAATGATTGATATTGCAGGCTTTATCGACGAAAGAGGACTAAAAATTGCAATGCAGGGAAGAAAATTAATTATCCCAGTAAACATTCAATTCGTAGTTGATAGAGTCTTGAACTCAACTCTAAGAGTCGGTACTGCTGACAATGATATCAACGCTCTGAAAAATATGGGCATGTTACCAGGTGGTTACACAGTTAACCACTATCTATCAGATACTGATGCATGGTTCGTAAAAACAGATTGTCCTAATGGATTCAAACACTTCACAAGAGCTGCCCTTGCTACTGGCATGGAAGGCGATTTTGACACAGGAAATATGAGATACAAAGCTAGAGAGAGATACAGCTTTGGTTACTCTGATCCTAGAGCGGTTTACGGATCTCAAGGTTCATAAAAATTACTGGATCCTCCCAGATAGAAGAAGGCGGTTGCAAGACCGCCTTTTTTGTTTTACAATATAATTCCTAGTATTAATTTAGTTACGCAGACTGGCTAGGCAGACGGTATAGAGACGGCGTAGCGATAATGGTCTATACGACCAAAGGAGAATAAAATGGCTAGAACTACTTTTAGCGGACCAGTCAGATCCCTTAATGGGTTTCTGGGTACAGGTCCAGATATGGCTCAATCAATAGGAGCAGGAACCACAGACGGTGGAACTGATATTGCGGGCATAGATTTATATCAAGGCAAAGTTGTACAGATCGGAAACGCCGTTACTGTATTTAACTTACCTTCAATTATAGACACAGCAAGTTCTGAAACTGCAGGACCAGGAACTGATCCTAACTCTACAAATAGAGTTGGAATGGTCTATGAGTTTTTAATGACTGCAAGTTTAACGGCTGCTAACACTTTTACTTTAAATGCAGGAACTGCAGCAGGTAGAGATACAGCAGATGTATTTAGAGGTATGGCAATCTACAACAACACAGCAACTGATCCAGGAGCCGTGACTGCTTTTACTGCAGGTGGAACTGATACACTAACTTTAACTGCTACTACTAAAGGTGGATTAGAAGGAGCTCACATTAGATGTAGAGCTGTTGATGGTTTACTTTGGTTAGTTGAAGCACAATTAATCGGAAACGGTGCATTCGCTAATCCTTGGAGTTAATAATGGAGGCTTTAAAAACTAAACAATTAACTTCTAGTGGCCAAGTAACTACTAAAGTAAGTGCAGGAAGTAATACACTTAGTGCTCCTGCTCGTGTGGTAGGATTAACTGTTCAATGTGGTGGAACTGAAGGCAGAGTTGATTTGATAGATAATGGTTCAGGTGGAACTGTTAAATTTACTCAAGTTACCCCTGCTATTAAAGCAGGAGCAGAGGACCTGATTCAATTTTCTTTTCCTGAAATGGGATTAAAATTTGATACCGATCTTTATGTTTTCTTCAATCACGCTACTAAAGTTAATGTAATTTATGGCTAAGAATAAACAATCATTTAAAAATAATAAAATTTTCGCCCTATTAAATCTAGGGCGAAAATGACATGAGATTACTATTTGTTATATTATGTTTTATTTTAGTTATTAGTGCAATTACTAGCGCTAAAGGTGCAGATACGAATACTGTGTCTTCAACCGTAGTGACGGATAAATCCGTACCTACAGCAAACTCACCCAGTGTTGTTGTTAACAATTCTGACGTGTGTAAAACAGCGGCAGCGGGTGCCGTTCAAACCCAGATTCTCGGAATTAGTAGCGGAATTACTATCACGGACGAAAACTGTGAAAGAATAAAATTATC